TGTAATTCTCATTGATACTCATAACCTCTATTGATACCAGGATGAGTGCAAGTACTTTGGTAAGTAGTAACTCTACTGAGAAAAACTGCAGAATGATTTTATTTAGTATGAATGTATCAATCATGTAGAACATGATAACGGTTACCTCATAGAGTAACATCTTGCTAATGATTGCAGATAACCCCCTGCTTGTGATTGGCACCTTTCGTTTAATGCTTTTCCATACCCCTGTGATAGTATCTAATGCAATCACAAAGCCTACTAAAAACAATAGCCCTGAAATAGGCATTAAGAATGCACTGACAGTTGCCAATAGTTTTATCCAATTGGCTTTCATTGTAGCTAGTAGTATGGTGAGCTGTGACTTCATTACAAGATTAGGATGCTGTTATTGTATCCATTCTCAAGGAAGTTACCACACATACCTGTGCAAGTCAACTGATAAGGTGTGATACATGAGCAATGGTTGAACATTGGTCTAAGGTCAGTATCCATGTTGGTAGTGGATATGAATATAGGGAACAAGTTTCGGTTAGCAAGTAGCCATCTGATTAGACGTTGCTCAAAGAATGATGCCTTTTGTGCATAGTGTTCCATCCCAAAAGCTACTTCATTCCTTGATACGCTTGCAGAATAATCACCGTTTTGTGTTTGAAGTCCTTTGTTTTTTAGCTGATACGTCAATCCAAATACAGCATCCTCTGCACTTCGCCATGCGATAACCGGCTGAATGAACTCCACTAGGTCAATCTCATCCGGTGTAAGTGTCTGATTGTTGTATGCTGTTAGCAAGTGATTGTAGAACGTGGTGCCTAAGATAGGTTGTATTCTCAATGCACTCTGAGTTGCTATGTATGGGGTAACATCCGTTACATCAACGTTTGCTGTTATCGGAGTGTTAGTCTTAAGGTAGGTTTCAGTGATAAAATATAACATCAGATTGCAGGTGTTTGTGCTGCTGCAGTTGCAGCTGCTTGTGTAACATCTCCACCCTCTACAGGAGGTAACGAAGCAAGTGCTCTAATCTCATTGATGGTCATGGTCTCAAGTACTTTGGTAGCTACTAATGGACTCAATGTGTTCAATGCATCATTAGTCTTAGAGCTATCACCCTCAAGTTCAACGATGGTCTCATTAATGATTTGAAAGTTATTGATGGTGAACTCAGCAGGTATCTTAGCAATGGTAAGTATCTCCTGAAAGATAGTGACTACCTGTTGACGTAGTTCCATCACTACGTTTTTCTCAAATATCACATAGGCTTGCTTGATATCTGACCCATTACCCAAGCTACCTGTGGTACGAATACCCATTAAGATAGGGTCAATGGTATGTGAGAAACAAATCTGCTCAGTGTTCAATGCAGATGCCTCATGAAATAGCTTATCATTGCCATTAGTAGGTAAGCTTTCAATCTTAGGTAACTGCTCAGCTGAGTTAGCAAAGAATGCAACTGCCTTACCGGCATTGGCTGCACCTTTAAGCCTGTCAATAGTTTCCTTGATCATGTGTTTTTCCTCCTCAGACTGTGGTCTTTTAGGGAACATCATAGCGAATGACGGGAACACACTATTTTGGATGTTGCTCTTAGCAAAATATGATAACTCGCCACTCAAAAAAGCAAAGTTTAATGCACTTGTATAGGTAGGTAGTGGGTAATAATCTTGACCTACTGACTTAACCTCATAGCAATATAGCTGTACTTCATCCGTACAAGTAATATGATAAGGCTTAATTCTTTCAGTATCTATCCTGGTACTCCAATCATCCGATAAATAGTAGTACTTTTTGCATGGTGATACCCTTACTTTCTCAGGTGATACATTCTCAATCTTAACTAATTTCTTTTTCTCACCAAAATATAGCTTGAAATATACTCTATTGTGGATGATTAGCTGCTTAGTAACTGCCTTAACAGTGTGCTTGAGATTTGCTTTCTTTTCAAAGGCAAACATATCTAGTTTCTCCTGTGGTGTAAGCTTGTCAGTTGTAAGGTTAAACCCTCCACCAATTACAGCATTGGTCTTAAAGTCTACAATGGCACCATGTAAAGGCGAGCTGTAGTACATTTGATTGAGCATTTCAGGGTAAAGGTTACCCTCACCAAATCTAACCCAAGACTCCTGAACGTATCTACCATTGACATAGGGCAAAGTCAAGTTGCCTCTACCAACAGGTAAAAATGGGGTGCTAAATGATTGATAGCCCTCTACCATTTCGGGGCCTTTTGGTTTAATGTTAAATAGTCTTTCGTACCAAGCCATAGTTAGTCATATATTGATGTACCTGCAGGACCACTGACCACAAGCCTACCCTCTTCAATGACTACACCTGTAGTCTGTGCTATTGAAAGAGGCAGAACGAATGGGGTTGAGCTCTCATATACCTGGTATGTGTACTGACCTTTCAAGAGTGAGATATCTGTAGGCTCATCTAGAGTAAACAGGTTGTATCTTTCGGGCCATGCACTTGTATCAGCAGATGTAAAGAGCTGTGGTGTGCTAGTGGTATTCATTTCATTAGTGAATACAAATAAGTAGTGTGGTGTACTAACCGTAGTTACCTCACTAAGAGTCAACACAAACTGATTAATAACACCTTGATCTAAGTATATCACACCTATATTAATTTAGGTTTGTCAAATGTTCATAAAAAAAGCCCCACCATGTGGCAGGGCTCTAATATAGAGAGGTAGAATTGCTTATTGTACTCCGATGGTAGCAAGTGCTCCAGCAGTCATATCAATGTTGTAAGCTAAGTAAGGGTTCTCAGCTACCAAAGTAACTGTATATTTTGAACCATCAGCTCTAGCTGTACCTGAACCCTCACCTGTAGCAGATAACTGCAAGTATGGGAAGTACCAATATAAGCCATTAGCATCTAAGATGATAGCTGTCAAGTATTGCTGTCCTGTTCCTAGGATTTTAATAGCACGTGACTTATCAGCATCTCTTCTATGAAATACTAAGTTAACTGTCTGAGTTACAAAAGAGCTACCATTAACTAGGTCAATAGTGCTATCCTCTGTATAGTTGGATGTGTTTCGGCGAACCTCAAATGGTTGGAATAAATCACCACTCGGTACTAATGTGATACCTGTAATTTGCCAGGCATTGGCACCGGTTACTGTAGATGGGTCAGCAGGAGTGATAGAAGCTATCTCATCCTGAGTATTAATCCAAACACCATAGATACCACCAATGTTGTTATCGCATGGTTTTACGATAGTCTCTAATGATTGACATGTAGCCATTGTGTTAAAGTATTAAAGAGCCCCCTTGGTAGAGGGCTCAGAGTTATTTATTAAGAATAGAAAACAATTTCAGCAGGGTTAACAAAGTTAAATCCTACTTTCATGTTAGCACGTGTACGGATGTAAGGCTCAGCTACAGTATCAGCTAAGTTAACAGCACGTAGGTCAGAAGAGTCACCCTCAGCATCAAATGCGTAGATAAGGTTATCTTTCAAAGTCCATACGAAAGTGTTGTTAGACATACCTGGACATACTACAATCTTAACACCTAAGAAAGTCAAAGACAAATCTTGTGTAATATAAGCTTGAGTGTTACCTGAAGCTACTCCTAATCGGTAGATATTAACCAATTGAGTAGGCATGTACAAACGTAAATCAGCTGTACGTGTAGCAATAGTTGCAGGTAAAGCAGCAAATGCAGTAGACAAAGCAGCCTCTAATGCAGTAAAGTTAGCAATTGAACCTGAACCACCACTGATAACTGCAGGGTCAGCAGCTAACAACTTCTCATAACCATCACACAAAGCAAGTGTAGGGTTTAATGAAGTTGTATCACCTTGCCAACGGATAAGCTCGATATCTCCGTTAATTTTGTTAGCCATCTCACCCCAATAGAATGACATGAAAGATGCAACAGAGAAATCTCCGTTTGAACCTTTTGACATTTGAAGAGCTAAGAAAGATTGCTCTAAGTCAAACTGACAAATTTGAGCCATTGCAGAAAGTGCACATACGTCAATTTCTTTAGCATCTA